CAGTTACATCAGTAAGAGCAGTTCTAAGATTTAAACTAGATGGCGTTTGCAGAAAATCAGACACGCCAATACCAAGATTACCAACCTGAGTTACGCTTAAACTAGTGATCTGAGCAGAAGTAATTCCAGAGCTAACTTGGCTTGCGGCAATTCCGCTAATTTGCGCAGACGTAATTCCAGTTCCAACCTGAGAGGCAGACAATGCAGTAACTTGAGCGGATGTGATTCCGGGGAGAATTTTGTCTGAAGCAACATTTGAAGCTGTGGATAATGGGATGTACCCAAGAGCAGTTGTTACGTTTGACGAGGATAGCGATGTAAGATTTGCGCTTGTGATTTCCGACCGAATAGTAGCAGAGGACTTGTTCTCTACATTGCCAAGCCCAAGGTTTGTTCTGGCTACAGATGCGTTTGTAAGATCAGACAAGTTGCTAGACTTCGCTAGCAGTGTTGATGGATTGATACCGCCAAGTGCTTGCAATACAGTTGCCTTTTTGAGTAGCCCAGAAGACAGCACTGAAATCTGAAGCGAACTAGGATCAATGTTTTCATTAAGATTCGTTTGCTCAGAAATAGACCCCGGCAACAGTGTGGCATTATCTACATGCGCATTCAGGTTTGTAACTGTAACCGTTGGATTTGTTGTTGAATAAATTGTGCCTTTGTTGATCTGAGCCATAATTACTCCTGACTAACCATTGGACGATTTGCCCCAATGCCGTAAATTGTTACACCTTTTAATGCTGGTCTGCCAGAAGAAAACTGTATTGTAAAGTCTGCTCCAGACCCACGCATTGCAATTCTAGGTCTTAGTGTGCCATCTGAATTTCCAGAAAACTGATACCCAAGAATCTCCTGAGTAGAGTCAGGGTCATGCATGGTCGCAGAAATAGTCACTGCATCCTGCTGTATGTTGTTAAACTGAAACTCTCCACGGCTAAACCTCTTTTCAGACAAAGAATCCATTGTGAACTCACGAGTGCGAACAAAGGAATTGATCTGGTTAAGCAACCCTCCAGAATTAAGGTCTACTGGCAGCGAAAACGGCAAGGACACCCCAGAGTTTCCGGTAGTGTAAAAGTCCCCGTTTTCAATTTCTTCTGTTAAAAAAACTCCTCCAAACTGCAAAGCGCCAGCAAAGTTGGTAAGAATATACAGCCTTTTTTGAAACTGATACGAAGCAACAATAAGATTGTCTGCGTTAAGTCCAACCGGATAAACATCTACGCTTTCCCAGTTTTTGTTTAGATTGTTATAGATTACAATCCTGTTGTTTCTTGCTGATGGATTTGTAGGATCTTCAATTGGTAGAGCAACAAAAAACCTATTATCGTAATAAGCAGCAACAGAGTTGCTAACAATAGAGTAATCAATTCCTGTAAAAAAGTCTGATATTGATTCAGACAAAGGCATTGTGTTTCCAATAACCTTAAGGTCTAGCTGCGGAGTAAGCAGGTAAATCCCCTTTGTTGAAAGAAACAAGACATACTGCCCGGCATTTACAATTGTTTTTCTAGCAAGACAACCAAGCTCTGTAGTCACTACTGTAATTTGGCTTCTGTCTGGTTGCGTAATGTCAAATCTTGGGTCAAGAAACGCAATATATATTGAATTGCGCATAAACACCAAAAACTGGCTTTCAATCCACGGCAAGCATCCAACAATAATATCATTGCCACCTTGATTGATTAAAAACGCATTAAACTGAACGTCAGTTTCAAACGAAAGAATATCGCTTACAACAAGTTGATGATTTGTGTATTTTGCAACCACCCTGTTCTGGTAATAAAAACCAAACTCAGCAGGTGGCAGCGACTTTGTAAGATACGTCAACACAGTTCCACTGCTTGGCGCAACATAAGTTTGGTCTGCTGCAATAAACTGTGCTGTTGAAGAATCCCAAATTAATGGCGGCTTACCCCGTCTAGCTGTACATGGCCCGTGGTTATTGTGCGCCTGAAATGTACTTCCAGTTGTGTTTGTCCACTGAAAAGTAAACGTAGTTGGCGTTACAACAGTAATAACATAATTGCCGTCCGTTGTTGACTCTACATTGAATAAGCTTTGCCTTACGGTAACCTCATCTCCAGTAGTGTACCCATGTGGTATTGAAGTTGTGACGGTAATTGTGCCAGTTGCTCCATTGGAAATTGAAGAATTTGAAATGGTAGCAGAGTAGGACGTATCGTCGTACTGTCCTCGAAAGATGATAATCTTATCTAAAGCCTGTATAGGCTCAATGACTATGTCTGCCGTAACAAACCTTCCAGTTGGATAAGTATACGGACCAAGAGTTGCCTCTGGATAACCGATCTGCGCAGGGCGATACAAGTACATCCTGTCAGAAAATACCAACACAATGTTATCTCGTCCAAGTGAGTCTATCCACACTCCAGACCCAACCATTGTCAGGCTATTAAGCGTGGAGTCCGTAAGTCTCTGGCACCCCTTTCTTGGCTGTGCAATGCCCCTCTGTAGCCTTACATTCTGAGCAGCTTGAAGAATACCGGGCGGCAAGTTTGCAGGGTCAAGCCTACTGGCAAATCCAGTATAGCTATTGTCTGATTCAGCTTGCTGCTGTGAAGGCATTAAGAAATGAGTTTACTGAGCTTGTCTACAACCCGTTGAAGATCGTCTCGCACCTCAATCATTCGATCCATGTGATCGCCTTCATCTTCCTCGGACTCCCCTTCTTCCTCGCCATACCCACACTCAGAGCAGCAACCATCGGACTCAAGTGGGGACTCGCATTCTGGGCAAGACCTTTCCTTCCTTCCGCCCATAGGGCCACCAAGGATCATCAATAATGCTTTAGCGTCGGGTTTAGGCATATGCTTGTTCAAATAGCGCGGCTTCTGCGTCTCTACGTTTCCGTAGCCCAGCCGTATCGGGCCACAGACGTTTCATTTTACGAAGTAGTTCAGGTATATCAGAGTATTCCTTGTTTATCAAACACGCTTTAATGTCTGACATCTCAATTCTGCGCTCACCGTTAAGTGACCCTCCGCGATTAAAGATAAGGCTTAAAAGCGCAGAAGCAGCATCTGGGTGCAGGCTCTCAGCTTGCGGATACGTTCGAAGCATCATCAGATAGAACCGAGGTACTGTATGTTTATTGAATACATCAACAGCAGCATCCCAAGAAATCTCAATGTCTTTGACAGTTGGCAGAAACGCCATAGCTGCACGGCCCTTAAGGCCACAGCATGTCTTTAGCGGCTCAATAGCTTCCTCATCAAGCAATGCACCCCAATCGCTACAGAGCTGACTAACAGTGTTGTAGCCGCAATCCCAGCCAACGCCAATAGTGACACCCGACTCAACTCCGGGCCATGAGGGATATTTAAGGTTTTTCTCATAATATGCACGTCCACCAGTTTCTTGATTGACGATAAACTCTAGTCCTTTCTCTGAAAGGTTCATTTCCATAAAATCTTGTACAGCTTGGTAGTTGTGTAAATTATAGCCAGCACGCCACTGATAATACGGATTGTCTGTTCTACTTCAGACAAAGATAACGCAATGGCAGCTACGTTTATACTTAGAACAGACCCAACTTCCTTAAGGTCGTCTAACATTTCGCTTGGGTTTTCCATTTGCTTTAGAAGTTAATGGTTTTTTTGGCGCAGGCTTAACTGGATCGGAAACTGTTGAAAACCAAGACAACCAAACGTAGTTGCAGGCTACCCCTAAGTTAAGAATAAACTCTGTGACTGGCGGTTCTTGATGTGCAAAAATGTTAGCTACCGAGCCACAGATAGTCACCGCAGTTGCAATCTTACATAGGTGAGCTGCGTACTTGTGTCTGTAAATAGCGCTGTCTTCGTGTCCGAATATCTTCAGCCACAAATGAATTGCAGATACAGCAAGAACGCTATTTGCGAGTGCGTTTAGTAGGACTAATGGACTTAACGTCATGGCTGGCTAAAAGTTTTTCAGACAAGTTTTCTACAGCTCGCAAACCACAGAACCCAAGAAGGAACCCGGCGGCATACCCATACTGAGGTTCACTGTCCAAGTGTGCAATCTTCAAGATGAGTGGAGTCACATAGTTTGCACTAGCAGCCCCGCCAATCAACGATGCAATGGTACGTCCAATGTTCTGCCCAGCTTGCTTAGACGACATTAAGATCGCCCCGAACAAGCCAGCAACAGCAAGACCAATATCAATACCAGCATCTTTAAGGTTCATCTATGTTGTGCCTGCTTTGCGGCAGATACAGCATTCAGTAGGTCAAGCTCAAGACGTTGGTATCGAGCGTCCGAATGCCACTTCTGTGCCACCTCGGCAGTGTACGTCTGCCCAGCATGAAGCTCAAGGATTTCCTTGCTGGGAGGATATAAGTATCTTGCTGGAACGTGTGAACTGGTGGCGCAACCTGTCAGCAAGAGCATCACGGCCATTAGCCCTAGCTTCGAGGATCTGAGTTTCGACATCATCACAGTATTTGGCTATATCACGCTCAAGTTCCCAAGAAGCTCGTTTAGCCTTGATCTCCAGCCACAGACGTAGGATTTGCAGTAGGTTTGGTATCATTTGATTCTTTTCGCACGACGTTGATCATGCCAATAAGTGCAAGTCCAGTCGTTAAAATGGCTTCTTGCATCTCAGGGTGCAGCTTGAGACCAATGGCAGTCAGCAGCGCAAACAAACCGCGCCATGTGGATGGTTCCTTGAGTCGTTCTAGTAGGTACTTCATAATTTTCTAGGCATTTTGCTCTTCAGGAGGTTGGCTATAGGTTCCGTCTGGGTTGCGAGTTCCGCCAATCCATGCAATGTCTGTTTCAGACAACTGTATGACATCAACACCAGCAGGAGGAGTCCACTCTGTGACTCCATCCCACACAATAATGTTCTCAACAATGCCTGTTTCCGTGTTAACGAGCGCGTAGTTCATGTTAGTTAAAGTACG